GGCATAGATTTCATGGAGTTTTGCGAGTCAATCGGGTTCCCTTTACTACCCTGGCAACAGTGGTTGGCCCACGAAATCTGCAAAGTGACCGAGGATGACAAGTTCTACTTTAAGGAAATAGGGGTCATTATCAGCCGCCAAAACGGCAAAAGTACGTTCATGCAGTTGATGATTTTATGGCGAATGTTTGCCCTAAACCAAAAACTACAGGTCCACACAGCCCACAAATTGACTACTTCCTCGGAAATCTTTTGGAAGATAGATGACGTCATTAATTCTTACTCCCATTTGGTAGATAGGTTCCTTAAGAAGTACGAAACCAAAGGCTCTCAGGAAATCAAGTTAAAAACAGGTGAGCGCTACCTAGTCCGAGCCAATAACTCGGCCGCCCGCGGTATCGCAGCGCCCGACACGGTTTACATGGACGAAGTCCGTGAGTTTAAGGATGATGAAGTGTGGTCATCCCTTCGCTTTACTCAGATGTCTAACCCTAATCCTCAGACAATAATTTTCAGTAACGCTGGAGACCAACATTCCGTAATTCTGAATCGCCTCCGTGAGAGAGGCTTAGCGGCTGCGGCTGGCAATAACGACCGCATCGGTTGGTTTGAATGGAGCGCTGAAGAAGGCTGCGCGATTCGTTTGCCTAATGGCGAGCCCAATTGGGAAGCCTTTGCCCAGGCAAATCCTAGCCTCGGCTACACAATGAGCCACGACAACTTCGCTGCAGCGCTCGAGGATGACGAATCAATCATCCGCACAGAGTTACTTTGTCAGTGGGTGTCGGTAATCAATCCAGCCATTAACCCTACTAACTGGAAAGCAGGCGCAGTAGATGGCTTGAAGTTAGATAGGGAAGCAGAAACCTGGATGGCTATAGATTTGTCACCCAATCGCCAGGAAGCCGCGTTAATTGCAGGCCAGCGTGAAGGCGATAACATAAACGTAGTCTTACTTCAGACCTGGACCAACCCAGTAAACCTAGACGCCAAACAAATCGCCAACGACATAGCCGACTGGGTTCGCAAGTTTCCAACTCAGACGATTGCTTACTCTAGGCAGACTTCGGGCGCAGTGGCCGCACTCTTTGCTCCTGCAGGAATTAACACCACGCCGATAGACGGGGCCTTGTACGGCCAGGCGTGTGATGAAATGCTTTCGGCGATTACTTCAGGCAGATTGCGGCATCCAAACCAGGATGAGTTTAACCGCCAGGTGCTATCGGCAGTCAAACTTCCCTTCAAAGATGGGGGATGGTATCTAGGCCGCAAGGTTTCAAACGCCACCATCTGCGCGGCGGTCGCTATGGCTATGGTTTGCCACTTTGCGACACCACCTGAAACTGAAGTAGATATAGTCATCATGTGACACAGTTCTCATGTATAATTTGCACTAATGGGACTCTTTGATATTTTTCGCGCATCTAATCCAACGCCTGAAATCGTGGATGTAGAAGCGGCGCTGCAACCTTTCAATGTTCAGTATCCTTATGGAGTAATGAACGCCACTACTATTGTGGCTAATCCAATCGAGGCGATGAGCGTACCTTCAGTGGCTCGCGCCAAAGGAATCATCTGCTCGACCGTGGCAAGTTTGCCAAAAGAGCAATATGTTAAGAGCACGGGCGCTCACTTAGAGCCGAACCGATGCATTAACCAACCCGACGCAAGAATTGCAGGCGCAGTTGTTTATGCGTGGCTTTCATTTGATATTTGGTCACGCGGAGCAGGCTACGGCGTAGTTAATCAAGTTTATGCAGACGGACGTATCCAGGATTGGTCTTACGTTGCATTTGACCGCGTAAGCCCACAGTTCAACAGCAACATGACTGAGATTATCGGTTACATGATTGATGGTAAGGCAGTACCACTATCAGGCGTTGGTTCGATTATCTATTTCCCGGGATTAGACGAAGGATTCTTTAACCGCGCAGGTCGCACAATTCGCGCAGCCATGTATATGGAGCGCGCAGTAGAAAAGTATGCAAAGACTCCAGTGCCTGCAACAGTTCTTAAATCAACAGGTGCAAACCTAACTGCAGAGCGCATCAAGGCTTTAATCACTTCCTTTAATCGCTCACGCCAGGATGGCGACACTACTGCTTTCCTTAACGCAGATGTAGATTTACAAGTTTTAGGTTTTGACCCTTCCAAACTTCAACTTGCAGAAGCCCGCCAGTATATTGCTTTAGAAGTAGCAAGAGCCGCAGGCATCCCTGCTTACTTCTTGTCTGCAGAGCCTAATAGCATGACTTATTCAAACGCTATTTCAGAGCGCAAGTCCCTTGTGGATTTCTCTTTGCGCCCAGTGCTAATCGCCATTGAACAGCGTTTATCACAGCCTGATTTTGTCCCAGCGGGAACAGTTATTCGCCATGACCTAGATGACTTCTTGCGTGGCGACCCAATGCAGCGCGCACAGGTTTACGAAATCTTAAATCGCATTGGCGCTATGTCAGTAGAGCAAATCCAGGAAGAAGAGGACCTAATCAATAATGGAAATTAATTTCTCAATGAATGTAGTCGCGGCTGATTTTGATAAGCGCGAAATTGCAGGCCGCGTAGTTACCTGGGGCGAAAAGGGATACACCTCAGCAGGCGAAACAGTATTTGAACCTAACTCAATTGAATTTGGCAAGAAGACAAAACTTCTTCTTGAGCACGAACGCACCCGTCCAATTGGGACTCTTAAATCATTTGATATTACTCCTCAAGGCGTGGACGCAGTTTTTCATGTCGCTAAGACAAGTTCAGGCGAAGACGCTTTAGTTGAAGCAAGCACTGGATTGCGTGACGGTTTTTCAGTTGGAGTAAAAGTTAATTCATGGGAAAGCAAAGAAGGCGTAATGCATATTACTGCAGCCCGCCTTATCGAGATTTCGCTGGTCACTGACCCGGCGATAGATTCCGCGAGAGTTGCGGCGTCTGAAAACACAGAGGAAGTTCCAGTCGAGGAAGTTCCATTAACCGAAGGAGAAGGCCTAGTGTCTGAAACCACTTCAGAGGCAACAACAACCGAAGCGGTTGAAGCCTCTATGCCACAGGTAATTGCTGCAGCACCATCTGCACCAGTTGCATATTCAAAGCCACGCATTAACACCGACGTAACAGCGGGACAATTTGCTATGGCACAAATCCAGGCATCACGCGGCGACGCAGATGCTCGTGACCTTATTGCAGCCCTACAGGTTGCTACAGTTGCAGAGAACACAGGAATGGTTCCTCCAACTTACCTACGCGACGTTATCGGAATTATTGATAACTCACGTCCATTCATTGATTCAATCGAGCGTGCAGCACTCCCAGCATCAGGCATGAAGATTTTCACTCCTAAGTTGGGAACAAAGGCTTCAGTTGCAGTAACCGCTGAAGGCGCAGAATTTGCTTCAACAGATACCACAGTAACTTTCCAGGAAGACACAGTAGTTAAGTTCGCGGGCGCTGGTAAAATCGACGTCGAACTGCTTGACCGCAGCGAGCCCGGCTTTCTAGATTTGTATCTCAGAGAGTTGGCGGAATCCTATGCTCAGAAGACAGATGCATACGCAGCACAGATTGCTTCAGAAGCAGCAGCAGGTTCTTCTGCAGCGACAATCTATGGAGCAATTGCTAAGGGAATCGCAGACGCTTATGGCGTAATGCGCTCAACACCTAACCGCCTTCTTGTCGCTAACACAGGCGGAGAAGATGGAATTGACTTCGCGGGACTTCTCGCTGCAGTTGATACCACAGGCCGCCCAATCTACGCAGCGGCTGCACCACAAAACGCAAACGGCCTTGTTTCACAAGGTTCAACAGCGGGTACAGTTGCAGGCCTCGGCCTTGTAGTTGATGCTAACTACACAGGCGATAACGCTAACGCAAAGCATGCACTCGTCTATCCTTCAAACGCTATGCGTTTCCATGAAGGAGCACAAATCGAACTACGCGCAAACGTCGTAGCCAATGGTCAAATTGAAATCGGCCTCTATGGTTATGTTTGCGTAGTAAATCGTTACCCAGCAGCGTTCCGTAAACTAAACGTAGCGTAGTCAATTAATCGTGGGGGGCGGGTGCTCCCGCTCGTCCCCCACCCCTAATAGAGAGAAGAAGAGATGCCATCCATTATCACAGTTGCGCAATTGCGCCAGGTGCTAGGCGTCTCTTCTTCCCTTTATGATGACACTTATCTAGCAGACGTGATTGACACTAGCGAGCAAGTAATTTTGCCGCTACTTAATACATTTTCTTCACCCATTTCAAAGGTTGAACTATCCGACGACGTAGCAACATTTACTACGACTCTAGTTCACGAATTCACTGAAGGTCAGAGCGTAGTAGTCACAGGCTGCGGAGTTCCCTTCAATGGCACACACACAGTTTTGACAGGCGTTTCAGATTTCACATTTTCAGCCACAATTGACGCAGCGAATGTAAATGAGAAAAACGTCATTCCTGCGGGCACTGCAACTCTTTCAGGCGCTTCAACTTACGTTGGAGTGTCAGCGGTCGAGTCTGCAATCCTTGTAGTTTCAGTAGAAGTTTTCCAGTCACGCACTGCCCCAGGTGGGCAGATTGAAGGCGTGGACTTTGCTCCAACACCTTTCCGCATGGGCCGCAGCCTTTATAATCGCGTCTCAGGTTTGCTAGGCGCTTACGTTGATGTAGAGACGATAGCCCAGTAATGCCATCTACAATTCTATCTGCAGTTCGCCAGCCACTTGCTACAGCGCTAGCGACAGTAACCGCAAACGTCTTTAGTTACGTCCCTGAGCAGGTCCCAGTACCTGCAGTAATGCTAGTTCCTGATTCGCCTTACATGGAATTTGAGACTATCGGCAAAGGTACATTTAGGACCAAACTTAACTTTACAATCACCTGCGCAGTTGCATATAACAGCAATCCAGCAAGCCTGGATAACCTGGAGCAACTGATTACAAGTGTGGTAACTCTTATCCCAGTTGGGTACGAAGTTACCGCGGTCGAAAGGCCAACAGTTACACAAGTAGGCGCTAGCAACTTGCTGGTCGCAGATATACGCGTGAGCACCCGCTACACGCAGACAGCATAAGGAGAACCAATAATGCCAACAACAGTCATTACGGGTCGCGACCTAGTCCTGACAATCGCAACAGTAAATTACGATGCGCAGACAACTAGCGTCACACTCACAAACAGCCCAACTATCGATGTTTTTCAGACACTTGATGGAAAGGCCTACAAGCACACAGACGACCAGTGGACTCTAGCAATTGACTTGCTAGCCGACTGGGGCGCAGCATCATCACTATTCGAGGCCATGTGGACAGCCGCTGAAACAGCGCCTAACACCACTTTGGCAGTCTCACTTACAGCCGCTACAGGTGCAGTCTTTACTTGTAACGTCTTGCCAGTATTCCCTGCAGTTGGTGGAGCAGCCCCAGGCGCTCAGACCGATTCATGGAGCCTTACAGTAGTTGGTACACCTGCCGAGACATTCTCAGCATAATAAACAAACGGGAGCAAACAAATGAAACTACCAATCACAATCGAATATAACTCAGGCGAAACTGCAACCTATACGGCTCAGCCACCTGAGTGGGCAAAATGGGAAAAGACCACAGGCCACACAATATCTAAGGCTCAAGAAGTCATAGGAATTTGGGACTTGATGTTTTTAGCCTATAACGCTTACAAGCGTGAAAACGCAGGTAAGCCTGTCAAGTCCTACGAAATTTGGAGTGAGACAGTAGCAGACGTAAGAGCAGGTGAGGAAGACCCAAAAGTTACGAGCGCGGAAGCATAAACTGGATTCTTTGGAATCTAGCAATTGCAACTGGATTAAGTAAAGAAGAATTCGTAACGGCTGAGGATGTACTCACAGCCTTAGAGATATTAAAGGAGCGGAGCGATGGCGGGTGACGTTATACAATATGACCGCAAAGAATTGCGCGCCATCACTTCCTCTTTTAAGGCTATGTCAGAGGAAGCAACAGATGCAGCCAAACGAGAATCATCCGCGCTAGCAGAATTTGCAGCGGCTAAGATTAGAGACAAAGCCGCAACTCGAACAGTAAACCCTGCGGCAGTTCAAAGAATTGCTAACGGGGTAAAGGTTTCAAAGAGTTCAAAGATAGGCGAAATCTCTTACGGCTTCGCTAGTCAAAAGTTTTCAGGTGGCGGCTCAACCCGTGACCTATGGGCAGGATTTGAATTCGGCTCAAATAAGTACAAGCAGTTCCCTAACCGTACGCCTAACCGCGGACGTGGTAACTCAGGCTATTTCATTTACCCAACCTTGCGTGAAATCCAGCCACAATTAATTGCCCAATGGGAAAACGCGTTTAGCAGGATTCTGAAGGAGTATGACTAATGGCAGGCAGTAGAACCCTTAAGTTATCCATCCTTGCAGACGTAGATGATTTAAAGAAAAGTTTAACTGCAGGCACTAAGGATGTTGAAACATTCGGCGACAAGATTTCCAAAGTTGGAAAGATGGCCGCTGTTGCTTTTGTGGCTGCCGCTGCAGCCGCTGGCGCTTACGCAGTCAAAATAGGCATAGACGGCGTTAAGGCCGCTATTGAAGACGAGAAGGCACAAACACAGTTAGCCCTAGCACTTAAGAACGCTACAGGCGCTACCGTGGCTCAGATTAAGGCTACTGAGGAATCTATTCTCCAAATGTCTTTAGCCACTGGCGTAGCAGATGACAAACTGCGCCCCGCGCTTCAGCGCCTCTCACTATCCACTGGCGACTTAGGCAAGGCCCAGCAACTACTTAATCTTGCTTTAGATATTTCAACCGCTACAGGCAAACCACTGGAAGCAGTAGCCAATAGCCTGGGTAAAGCCTATGACGGTAACACTACAGCGCTAGGTAAACTCGGACTCGGTTTATCTGCAGCCGAACTCAAGGCCATGTCATTTACTCAAGTTCAGGAAAGGCTGAGCGAACTCTTTGGAGGGGCTGCCGCCGCAAACGCTGAGACTTATTCAGGCCGCCTTGCCCGTATGCAAGTCGCATTTGATGAAGTCAAGGAAACTATCGGTTTTGCGCTATTGCCTATTCTCGAAAAGGCTATGCGTTTCATTAACACCTATGCCCAGCCCGTAATTGAAGCCATGACTAATGGCCTAGACTCTAAGAGCGGATTAGGTGCGGGGCTTAGCAACGTAGCGAATATCCTTAAAAATATTTTCCTTCCAATTTGGGAAGGCCTGGTTTATCTATTCAGAGAAATCAGAGAATCAATCAGCAATAACCAAGAAGCATTTACTAAGTTTGGCAAATTAATTGCCGAATATGTAGCCCCAGTTATCGGCACAGTCTTAGGTGGAGCGCTCAAGGTAGTGGGCGAAATCGCTGGCGGCGTCTTAACCATTATTGGCAAGGTAGCGGGATTTATTACCGACGTGGTGGAAACAGCCATAAAAGGCGTCAATGTTTTAATCCAGGCATATAACAAAATCCCACTACTACCAAATATCCCAACTATTAACACTGGCAGTGTGCCACAGGTCACAGTGCCTAAAGTATCGGGTACAGCATCGACTCCGTCTTTCAGTGTGCCACAAATTTCTCAGCCATCCTCGAGCGGAGCAAGCGCAGCATCGGCAAGCGCTGCAGGTGCATCTTCAAGCGTTGCAAGCACTGCAGGCATGGGCTACGCATCTCCAACTATGAACTATGACCCTTTAACTGGCAAAGCCTCTCTAACGCCTTATAACCCACTCAGTGGCATGGTTACAGTTGCACCTACTATTAACATAGGCGTGGCAGGCGACCCTGAAGGCGTAGCGCGTACAGTGGTGGACGTACTCAATCGCTCTTACGGACGTGGCGCTTTAGGCGCTGAGGCTTTGATTCTATGACACAGTGGACTCCCGAATGGAATCTAACTATCAATGGCGGCGGTAACTATACAAACCTAGCCCTAAGCAATTTAACCATTACTTCAGGCCGCACGGATATTTACCAGCAGCCACGAGCAGGTTACTGCTCAGTAGAAATAATTAACTTAGACCAAACTCCAATCGTTATTGACTTAAACGACGCAGTAAACATTCAGGTTAAAGATTCCACTGGCGCATTTGTAAACCTATTTGGTGGCACAGTCACAGACCTGCAGGTAGAAGTAATCTCTACAGGCACAGGTGGCATTAACGAAATCATCCGCGTCACAGCGCTAGGCGCTTTGGCCAAATTGACTAAAACTCTTACTGAAGGCGTATTGTCTAAAGATTTTGATGGCGACCAAATTTACACAATTCTTAGCGAGGCTTTATTTAACACTTGGAATGAAGTCCCGGCCGCTACGACCTGGGCAACGTATAACGCTACGACCACTTGGGCCAATGCTGAAAACTCAGGCTTGGGCTCGATTGACCAACCAGGTAACTACGAACTAACTGCCCGCTCAGCCTCAGTTACAAACATGTACTCTTTGGTTTCAAACCTTGCCACTTCAGGTTTAGGCTATCTTTACGAAGACGCACAAGGCCGCATAGGTTACGCAGACTCGACCCATCGCAGCCAATACCTAGCCGCAAATGGTTATGTCTTGCTTTCAGGTAACCACGCCCTAGCGCGTGGCATTAGGACCATCAGACGCACAGGTGACCTACGCAACACCGTCACTATTGAATATAAGGCCAATGCCCAGGAATCAGCGACCAGCGCTGAATCTGTAGCGCTCTATGGCCCGCAGGCTGAAGTGATTGAAACGAGCCTAGAAAACCAGGCAGACGCTTTAGCCCAGGCAGAATTCTATCTAGGTATCCGAGCCTTTCCTCAAGACGTTTTCGAGTCTATTACCTTCTCATTAGCAAACCCTGAAATAGATGACTCAGACCGCGACCATCTTTTAAACGTCTTTATGGGTCAGCCTTTAGACATTACAGACCTGCCCCTAAATATGGTTAATGGTCGCTTTCAGGGTTTTGTAGAAGGCTGGACTTTCAGGGCAGGATATAACCGCCTCGACCTAACCCTAAATGTTTCACCTACTGCGTTTTCGCTTCAATCTATGAAGTGGGAAGACGTAAACGCGGCAGAAACTTGGAATACGCTTAGCAACATTTTAGACTGGAATGACGCTACAATAGTAGCCTGATAAGGAGAATAAATGGCAACCACTACTAACTTTAACTGGGAAACACCAGACGATACGGATTTAGTAAAAGACGGCGCAGCCGCTATTCGTACTGCCCTAAATGGCGTGGATACTTCTTTTGTGGACCTTAAAGGTGGCACTACTGGCCAGGTTCTTTCTAAGGCTTCGGGAACCGATTTAGATTTTACGTGGGTTGCTCAAGATGATTCAAATGCAATTCAAAATGCAATTGTCGATGCAAAAGGTGACATTATTGCTGCAACTGCGGCAGACACTCCAGCACGTTTGGCGGTCGGTGCAAACGACACCGTATTAACCGCAGACTCAAGCACTGCAACGGGCCTCAAGTGGGCTACGCCTTCAGGTGGAAGCGCGCCAGCATTTCAAGCATATTTGGGGACAAACCAAACAGGCATGCAGGATTCAGTGGCAGAAAAATTGAAAATCGACACAGAAAATTTTGATTCTGATTCTTGGTTTAACACAACCACTTACCGCTACACACCACAAAAAGCAGGATATTATAACTTTACAATTCAAGGCTCTTCATCGTTAATTCATACCATTTACATTCTTAAAAATGGTACAACTCAATTCAATGCAATTGGCTATAACGTTTACCAAAGTTTCCCAGGAAGTAAAATGGTTTACATGAACGGCAGCAGCGATTATGTAGAACTTTGGGGATTGGTACAAACAGCCAATGGCTCTTTTACTGCTGGAGCATCAAATACATCTTTTGAGGGATTTTGGGTGAGGTCATAATATGTCATTATTAGAAAAAATTTACGCTGCATTTCCTGAACTAGAAGGTGAATATCGTCTATTTACTGGCGACCCTATTCTTTTACAAGATGACGAAGACGGCACAGGCGCGTATATTAAAGTTTGGAAATATGAAAAGCCTTTAACACCCGAACTTGAAGAGTATTATCGCCCATAATGAAAGCAAGACTATGCAAGGCTGGGGTTCAATTCCGTGAACAACTGGACGACTGCTTCCCGCAGAGACTGCGTGATAGTGACGGCTGGATTGCCGACGCTAGGCACGTTGCTGGCGGTAAGTCTGACCACATACCAAATGCAGACGGATGGGTTCTTGCCATCGACATTGACCGAGACTTGGCAGGTAAATCAAAACCTGACCTTATGCCATATCTTGCAAATCAGGTTCGTCTCGCTGGGCGAACAGACAAAAGAATTAAATACGTCATCTTTAATAAAAAGATTGCCAGCGGGAAAACGCTATGGCGTTGGATTCCGTATCGCGGAGCGAATCCTCATACTAGCCATTTGCACATTAGTTTTTCTAAAAAAGGTGAGACGGACGGCTCATTTTTCAAAAACATACCAATGATAGGCGGCGAATAATGAACATGAAAAACCCTTACTTCCTAACGGCTGGCGCTTTCCTCTCAGCATGGGCAGCGTCAAACTTTGCACTTGATTATCGCTCAGTCCTATGGGCCTTACTTGCTGGCGTCTTTGGTTATGCCACCCCTAAGAAGTGAGCGCGCAGGACATAGCGGGTGTTGCAGTTGCTGCGACGACCGTTATTGGTTCATTTATTGGCTCAGTGCGTTGGTTAGTAAAGCACTACCTAGCCGAACTAAAGCCGAATAGCGGCTCATCAATAAAAGACCAGGTTAATCGTCTAGAAGCGCGTGTCGATACCATAATCGAGATGCTAGGAAGGTAACACTTATCCTATGGCAAGGAAAAGACCAGTCATAGACTTAGATACTTACAGCGCATTAGATGCTTATTGCATCGCGATGAATGAGTATTATAAAAGTTTACGCCGTGCAGGCTTTTCAGAGACTCATGCTTTTTGGATGCTCAGCGACCGCGAGTCTTTTCCTGATTGGATTATTCCTGGCCTACCTAATCGGATAGACAACATCCCTTACGAAGATGAGGAAGACGATTAAAAAAATAGTGATTCTCAGTGACCTTCAGGTCCCGTACGAAGATACTCACCTCGTCCGCAATATATCTAAATTCCTGGCGACCTTTAAGGCTGACCAGGTAGTAACTATTGGTGATGAGATTGACTTTCAGACTATTAGCAAATGGTCGGAAGGTACTCCAGGGGCTTACGAACAGACGCTGGGAGATGACAGGGACCGCTGCGTTGAATTGCTTTGGGAATTAGGCGTAACCGACTGCATTAGGTCTAATCATACGGACCGACTTTATAACGTCATTATGAAGAAGATTCCTAGTTTCCTATCCTTGCCTGAGTTACGCTTTGAAAAGTTTATGAAGTTTGATGAACTAGGCATAACCTTCCATAAGAAGCCAATGCCACTGGCCCCAGGC